GATGATGATGGTGATGATGATGATGATGATGATGGTGATGATGATGATGATGATGATGAGGAAGAAGAAGTTGAAGAAGGTGAAGAACTAAAGAAAAAATTAAAAGAATGTGAAGAAGATTTAAATAATTTAAAAAGTAAAAAAAAAGGTGGTATTTCAAAAAAAAATGATAATATCAGTGCTATTATATCCTATAGTCTAGATAGCGTATTAAAAGATTTATAAAATTACTTATATATTAATGTGTTATTTTTTTCAAATTAATACTTATCTGTGTTTAATCTTAGACAAATAGACTGTGCTTCACATTCTTGTATAAATAATTTAGTACAATATGGAACTCTAATTTCATCAAATTCTGTAGAATTATCACAATAATTACATTTAAATATATTTTTTTGAGGATTAGCAATAGCTAGCCTACCGCATAATTTACAAATCCATGTTTTATAATTATCAGATCTTGTAGTATATGATTCTTTTAAGAAGTTAGTCATTCCGTGAGATATAATAGAATCACGTTCCATCTCACCAATTCTTAGTCCTCCACCTCTGGCTCTACCTTTAGTAGGTTGTCTTTCTAAAAGTGTTTTAGGACCAGTAGATCTAGATTGTATTTTATCGTGAACCATATGTTTTAATCTTTGATAAAATTGAACTCCAGTATAAACAGAGGCGTCAATAATTTCGCCAGTAAATCCATTAATTAATTGTTCATTGCCATTTTGTTCATATTTATCTACAGTTTTTAATAAATCAATAATATTTTCAAGTTCAAAATCATTTTCAAAAGGAGAAGCATCATATAAAGCACCTAAAACACTGGAAGTTTTACCAGTAATCATTTCGATAAGATGTCCTGTAGACATTCTGCTAGGAATACCATGTGGATTAATAATAATATCAGGAACAATCCCATCTTGAGTGCAAGGCATATCTTCGTGTTTTAAAATAGAACCAATGGTACCTTTAAGACCCATTCTAGATCCAAATTTATCTGCTAGATTAGGAGTTCTTTCCATACGGACTCTAACTTTAACAAAAGAATTATTTAAATCATCATTATGAGAATATATTCCATCAACTGTTCCAAAATCACCGTGATGAATAGCAATACTACTATCTGTAGGAATACTATTATTATTAGAAGTTCTACCAATAATAATATCAGTATCATTAATATAAGTATTATTTTGTATAATACCATTAGATTGTAATTTATTATAATTATTACCATTTTTTCTAATATTTATACTAGGTATTGCGAATTCATCATTTTCTTCTAAATATTCAGTATATGTTCTATAATATGCAGATAAGAATAATCCTCTATCAAAAGCAGATTTATTAAATATAACAGCATCTTCTTGATTATATCCAGTATAAGTTAATATAGCTATAACAACATTACAGCCACCCGGCATATTATTATAATTTATATTGGATGATATTTTAGTTTGAACTATAGGAGTTTGTGGATAATATAATACGTGAGAGAAAGTATCCATTCTTTTATTAAAATTAGATGAAAATATACCAACAGCTTGTTTAGCCTGAGCCATACAGAATAAATTTCTAGTATATGGATTATGGTTCATAAATGGAATAATACTAGGTAATGCTCCAAATATGAGTTTAGCATTTATTTCAAGATATTTATATTTATTATTTTTTGTAGTATTTAATATATCAATATTAGGTGCTATAAGAGTTGTTAAAGTTTCATTTGGATCAATAAATTCAATAGATGCTTGATTTTTTTTTAAATTCTGAATAACATCTGCGGTAATATTATTTAAATCAGATAAATAAATTTGTAAATAATCACTTCTAGTAGAATTATCAAGTGAACCATATGATAAAGTATTCCAATCAGTATCTTTGGGGAATGTAGTTCTTTGAATAATATATTTACTATCAACATAATCTAATACATATAATGGTCTAAGACATCTACCAAAATCAGTATATATATATAATTCTTTATATTCATAATTAAAACATACCGAAAACTGATTATTATTAAATATATAATTATTTTTAGCTAATTTAAGATATGATACAATATCTAGAATATTTTGATTTATATATATACCAATTAAAATACCATCGATGAAAATCTTAGAATAATTAAGATATATATTAGGAATAATATTATAATCTTTAATATATGAAATAAAGCCAGATAAATTTGTAAATAATTTTATAAAGATATTATAAATATTATTATCTTGATATGAAATATTAGTTCCAATAGAAAGATTTTTAATAATACCAGAGTTACCACCATCAGGTGTATCAACAGGACATATATAACCATATTGTGTAGCATTAAGTCTACGAGGACCAGCTATTTTAATATTTGAATCTAATGGAGTTTGTATTCTTCTTAAATGTGAAATAGTAGATAAATAACTAATTCTTAATAGGTCTTGAACTATACCTTCTTTATTAAAAGAGAAAGCATCTCTATTTATACTTTCTGACATATTTTCAGTAGTTAATGTTTTTTGTACGTCTCTAACACCCCAATTACCTTTAAAAGCTCTTAAGAAACCATCTGTAATAATATTATTTCTACCTATAAAAAATAAATTTTTAATTTCTTTGTTATTATTACTAATATATATGTCCTTTATAGTTTGAGGAGCTAAATCCATTTTTTGATTAATTTTATGAATAGCATTATTTTTAAATTTTACATAATATTCTCTAAATAAACTAGATAATAAATATCCACTAGTTTCAACTTGTTTATATTCATATGTATCTCTATTACTAATAGGTTCGTATCCAATATATATTTTAAGTAAATTATAAGTCATATAACCTAAATACATACATTTAGATAAAATATTAGTTTGATGTGGTAAAAAATTTGAAAATAATAAATTGATAACTCTCTTTCTTTTATTATCAACAGAACTATTTGTAGATAATTTTAAAGATTGTTCTAGCCTTGAATAAATATAATCTAAACTAGAATTTTTATCTACTATAGGTAAACTATCTTTTCTTGTATCTTCTAAATAATTACAAAAATTATTATATATTTCACTATTTTCATTGAAAATATTTATATTATTTTCACCTTTATATTTATTACAAGGTAGTAAATCTCTTAATATAAAATCATAAATAATTTTATCACTTTCATAGCCAAATGCTCTAAAAATAATAAATAGTGGAATATCTTTTACACCAGGAAATGATACATAAATATTTATATTTGATACCTTTTCTTTAACTGTATTTAAATCATCATCATCATTAAATACATCAGTTACTTCTTCTTCTATTACATTTTCTTCTTCTTCAACATTTAATAAATTCTTTTTTTTTGTTCTAACATTTTTAAGTTTAACATATGTATTTCTAGCAGGGATAAATGAATTTCTTTTTTGTGATTTAACTTCAGTAATTAATATATATTTTGGATCTTTATGAGTATATAATTTATTATATGCAAGTCTTTCTTGTGAAATAATAACTTTTTCTTTTCCATTTATTATAAAATAACCACCTAATTCATTTATACATTCCCCTTTATTATATAGTTCATATTTATAATCATTAGATGATTTATTTTCTAGATAATCATGTAAATTGCATTGTTTTGATAAAACTTGAATAGGTAATTTGCAAAATTCAAAATCATTAATTATAATAGGTGTAGTATCTTTAATATTAATAGTTACTGTTACAATTACATCTAAAAAATAATTTAAATTTTTCAATCTACATTCATTTGGTATTAATGGTTCTCCATTATCACCTAAAGGTTTTTTGAACTGAATATTAGAAAATTTTACTGAAATAACTTTATTAGATGATTCTATTTTAAAAACATTTGAATTATCATTCAATATCTCATTTAATTTATTTTCTAAAAAATCATGATATGATTCAAAATGATGTTTATTTATAATTGTTTTATTCGAGTCATAATACATTTTTTCAAAATCATTATACCAATTTAAATCACTCATAATATATTTATATATTATATAATATATATTTTATTTTTTATAATAACTATTAACTATTTATTTGAATTATGTCTTCCACAATATATAGTGTCTGTTTTAGTTACTTTACAATTACAAATATTTCCTTTATTTTTACCAGATTTAATAATAGCTTTACATAATTTTATATTTTTTTGTATAATTAAATTTCCTCCTTCTTTACGACAGTAAGGACAATTTTTATTACAACTATATTTATATGATAAATATATACATGAATAATGAAAACAATGACCACATTTTAACTTAGTTTTAGACATATTCATTTCAGGGTCATCTACGTTTATATATTCATTATCAATACTATCGCCACATATTAAACATAAATCAGACATATTTAATACATAATATATATATTTTTATATATAGTTTAAAACATGTTTATTATAATAATTTTTATTATTAATAATTTATTTTATATTATTATAATATAATAATGCCTCCAATAAAAGATTCAGAAGATAAAAAAAAAGATAATAAAAATACAAAATTATACTTATTATGTGATACAATTGAAAATGATACACAACGCACAGATCATATAATTAATCATTATTCTAATACAATTGGTAATTTTTCCGATTACAAATGGTTTATAATATGGGCTCCATTTCTTTTATATTCAATTATAATGCTTATATATATTGCTAATATAACTGATGTAAATATTACCGCTCAAAATGAATCAAATACATCAGAATTTATAGCAAGTTTAGTTTGTTTAATTACTATGTTTTGTGCTAGATTCGTTCTTGATTTAGTTTATCAATTCTATTATTGCGTAGGTCAAGAAAATGTTACAACAAAAAAATTAATAATGAATTGTCTATATAATAGTATACATGTAAGTGTTGCTGTATTTGTAGGTTATCTATTAGCATTAACTATGGAAAATCCTGAAATAGATAAACAAATATTAGCATATCAAAAGAGTTGGATTAGAAATATATCAAATCATAGAAATAATTTTATGGTATCAACATTATTTTATTTTATATCTATTATGTATATAAATCCTATTACATTTGAAAAAAAAATAATTAGTCGTAATAATATATGTTAATTATGGTGCAAAACATACTTTTGATGGCATGTCACAAAAATCTTTAAAGTAATATCTAAAAGGAAGATATACATATGGGACTACAGCAGCAAAGAATGTTTCAAAACTAATTAAATCATTTTTTTTACAGTATAACGCTATATATATGGATATAATTGTAATTATACAATGTAAAGCAAATAATATATGACCATAATCCATTAAGAATAAAAATATTTTTTTTATATTAGATATATTTTTTTCTTTTTCTGTTTGATGATTTTCAGAATTCATTATAATTATTATTATATTTTTTTTATACTATTCTTTTTTTTTTGATTTTTTTTTATACTATTCTTTTTTTTTGATTTATTTTTTAGATTTTTTAGATTTTTTAGATTTTTTAGATTTTTTAGATTTTTTAGATTTGTTTACTTTACGGCATCTTCCTGTATTAGAATTTCTGCGTGAGCCTTTAGGGCATTTTGATTTTTTAGATTTAGCAGATTTTTTAGCAGATTTTTTAGCAGATTTTTTATCTTTTGATGCTAAAACAAATACTTTAGAACCTTTTTTAGCTAAATGGTCTCCTAAATTTTTAGTTTTTTTAGCAGCTTTTGATGCAGCTTTTGATACAATTTTACCATATCTATTTTTAGTTAACTCATCTTTAGTTAAGTTACCAGTAGTTTTTTTAGCATTACCGTGTAATACTTCAGCTCTTGATCCAAATGTTTTAATGTCTCCCATTATAATATATACTAATATAAAAATTTAACAATAAAAAAAATTATAAATTAATTTTATTGTTAATTTTTTTTATTATTTTTTTTTATCTTTTTTATTCTTATTAAGTATTTTTTGTTTTAAAGCAATAGTATTACTAACAATAAATTTTTGAAGTAATTTATGTCTGTAAATTAAATACATAAAACCTATTATTCCTATTATAATAGAAATAATAATAAAGGCAATAATAATAGAAGGACCTGTACCTATACGGTTAATTGTTTTTAGTGCATTTCTATCTAAATCTGAAAAATAATCTATAGTTTCATCGGTGATTTGTACGAATATATCAGTTAAAAATGGACCTATAGATGCTTGATAATTCGATAATTCAATTAAGGAACTATAACCTACTTCAGATGAAAATGTAGTAAAACTATCTGCGAAACTTTTATTAAATAGATAAAGTTCATAATATCCTCCTATAATAGGACATCCAATTAATACAGAACATATAATAATAGTAATAAATAATAAAAGAAATATATTTTTAATAAAACTAAATGCTTTTTCTACCATATCATAAAAATAGTAAAAAATCATATTAAATATTCCAATATCAGTAATAATAGATAAAACTTTATAAAATACTTTTAATATAGGTTTGAAAGCATCAATCAATTTATATACTGGTATTAATATAAACTTAGCGACTTTATAAATTTCAGAAACAATAGCTTTATATATTTTTTTAGCTTGGTCGAATATAATTTTAACTAATGCAACTACTGGTTTAATAATTGCGACTTGTATAGCAGCATTAATAGGTTTTATTAAAATAAGATTAACAAATTGTGTAATCCATAATAATGGGTTAATATCAATTTGTATTAACATTTCTAAAAATTTCATATATAAGAAATCTTTCATATCATTTCCATAATCACCTATTTTATTATTTTCAATTTCTAATTGTTTACCATATTCTAATAATGTTATTTTATATATTTCTACTTTTTCTGTATTATTATTTAATTTAGCCATATGATTATTTAAATTTTTAAATGAATTCTTTTGTGCTTGTGTCATATCTTCTTCCCACATATTGTATAAAACAAACAGTCCTGCTTCTAATTTAATCTGTGCTGGATCTGATTGACCTTCTCCTACAATTGATCCTAATTTTGCTATTTTTGTGAAATGCGGTTTATGGATGTTATTAATATCATCTAATATTACTTTACCTTTTTCTATTAAATCATTAATAATTTGTTTTGTTTCTTCCATTTTATTTATAATAAATTTAACTCTTTGTTTCTTTCCTTTTATTCCTTCTAATGTTTTATTAGTATCACCAATTAATTTATCTGTTGCGTCAGCCTTTTTTTTAGCAATTTTTTTCAATCTCATTTTTTCTTTAAGATTAGAACTCTCTAGAGCTTTATTTTGACTTGGATCAGTAACTTCATTACTATCAATATCTGTTTCATATTTATTATAATCACTTGCATCTGGAACAGAAACATCAGCTTTCTTAACTTCAACATCATCAGTTGTAATATCTGGTTTTTCAATAGGATATGATGGTTCTTGGTTATCTGGATCTGCATCAGGATCTACTTTTGGTTGAAATTGAGCACCACCAAAACTAGGCCACTCTAATTTAGGAACTTTAGGTGTTTCTAATAATATTCTAACAATTTTAAAGAATACTTGTAAAAACATATTTGAACCGTGTTTTTCTTTTAATTTTCCATTTTTTTCATAAATTGCATTTTTATCATTACCACCTATTAATAAACCACCTAAGTTAAAACCCCAATTTCCAATATTTAAAAATTTCATAAAATTAAAAAAATCATTTAATATATCTAATGGAAAACCTAATATATCTATAAGAAATTCTTTTACTATTTTTAAAAGATCTACTAAAGTATATAATCCTGATTTAATTTTTCTTTTTATAGTTCTTATTTGTTTTTTAATTTTAGTTAATACGCCACTTATAGCCGAAATAATTTTTAAAACACTAGTTATAGCACTACAAGTAATACTACCTTTACCTGTGCCTGGAATACATTTTAAATATCTACCATCTGGTTGACAACCACCACAAGGAACATATAAACCGAAATCTATAATAAGTATTAAAAATAATATTAAAACTAATAATAATACTGAAAAAATGACATATATAGTAAGAATAGGAGTAGAAGCAATACCAAAAAGCATATTAATAATAATGTTAATTATAGAACTAATTATTCCAGAAATAGAAAATTCAGGAACAGGAATAGAAAATTCAGGAACAGGAATAGAACTCATTTTGTTTCCACCTATCATACGATTTGTATTATATTCAAAAGAGTTATAGTTATATGGAGAACATTCGCATAATATAAGATAAATAATTATTGTATTAGTTATATAAAATGATAATCCAATAAATTCCTTATTTTTATTTACAACATCATCTACAAAATTTTTTGTTTTTCGGGTTCCTCCTTTATGACATAGTTCATATTTAATTTGTTTTTTTAATAAAAGTATATTATCAAGTTCCTTATCTAAACGCAACATATTTATTTAATATATAAAAAAAATATTAATAAAACAAATAATAATTATTTATATTTTTTTTATATATTAAATATATTAATCTGTTGGTTCTGGTTTACCTATAATATTAAATGATTCTAATATATCTAATATAAAAATTATAAAATCTAAATCATTATCAAATCCACATAACATATAAAATATTTGTTTAAATAATGCTATGACAGATAATACTTGACCTCCAAACATACATAATATTTGAATTATATTTGGAATAACTATAATATAAAATAATACATAGGGATTAGCTAATATCATTTCTATTAAAGAACCTAAAAATGGGATAGTTTTTAATGGTAATAAAATAAACTTAACTACCCAATTTATAAGATTAGTTACAACTAATTGTAAATATTCAGAAAAATTAATAGATCTTATACTATTTACTACAGAAGTTATTTGATTAAAAAATACTTTTAATTCATTTATTAGATCTTCTAAAATTCCTGATATTGTACTCATTACACTTTTTAAAATATCTGATATAGCATAAATAATTGGTTGTATTACACTATCAAATATAAAACCAGCAAAACTTGCAAATACATTTACTAATGTATTAAATAAAAGTTCTCCTAATTTCATTAAAGCTGTAAATGCTTTTGAAATTAATTTACCTATATTAATATCAATATCAATAACTGGAATAACAAATCCAAAAGATAAAGCTTTAACAGCAGCTATTATTTTTTCAAAAATAAATAGTATAATTTTCAAAAATGGTTCAACAAACAATTTATACACAAAATATGTAGGGTTTAATTTTAGAATAATTATAATTACATTTTTCATAAAATATAACCATCTAACTAGCACATTATATGTATGATTTAAATATGCTTGATTAATTCTGGATACTTTATTAGGTATATCAAATATAAAATAAACCATTTCTTGTGTTTTATCAACAACATATGTTAAATTAGTACAAGTTTCAGAACCAAATCCTGTATTTTTTTTACATTTATACCACCAAGAACCATTATCACATTTAGAACAAGGTAAGACTAAAACTCTTTTTGATAAATATAATATAGTAGATATAATAATAAAAGTTAATATTATTAAAGGTATATACATACTACTTAAAATTTTCAATATTGAAATTATTAATAAAAATATATTAGACAAAATGTTAGAAATCATAGTATCTTTAATAATTAATTATAAAAAAAAAACAACAATATAAATCTTAATTTATTTTTATTTATTTATTTTAATTTTATTTATATCTTTCTTTTATAAATTTTATAATATTAACATTTGCTTCAGTTTTATAAAATATTTTAAAGAAACTTAACCAACCAGCAAAATATACTACAATAAGTACATAAAATACAATATTATATACTGTTCTTATATTTAATCTACATTTTGGAACATATAATGCATGACAATATCTATTTTTCTCTTTTTCATCAGCATATAAACCTACATCACATTCTGATTTTATAGTTTTTCCTATTAAAAAATAAAATGTTGCTTTTAAAAAATCTAATAAAGGTTTAAATACATTTAATGATTTTACAAATGCATTAAATGAAGAAAAATCAATAAACACAATATTCGCAAACATTTGAAATGTAGCTGTATCTAATAAAAAATCTAATAATTCTTGGACGAATGGTGTAAGCCATATTGATAATAATGATATAGGATTATTTGTTAATAATGCTAATGATATAGTCATCCATGCTTTTAATTCTCCTATAACAATATTAAATACGTCAATATAACCATTTACTGAAAAAATTAAATTAAAAATCAAATCTTGAAACACATATGATAATCTAATTATTAAATCATTCCAATATTCTATGATAAATTTTATAGTAGTAAATATTCCTTTAATTAAAAAATTTATTGGATAAAATAATCCATCTAAAACTGATTGTAAAACTCCAGCAGGATCTATAGTTGTTTCTATACGACTACAATTTTCTCCCCTTGGTTCACAAAAACCACCAACTAATTTTTCATGTATACTATTTTTTACATTATTTACATTATTTAAATTATTCATATTATATTAATATATTAATATATAAAAGTTTAAACTATTTAAAAAATAATTTATTATTTAATATATTATTGTTTATGTATTCACCTAAATTATATTCTAATATTTCTAATTCATCTGATAGAATATATACAGGAAAAGTAAAATGGTTCAATATGGATTTAAAATATGGTTTTATAACAGTATTAGATAATGATAATTCCTTAAATAATAATATTGATATTTTCGCTCATAAAAATGATATAGATAGCAATATTAGATACAAATGTCTAATACAAGGTGAATATGTTACTTTTAAAATTTCTAATAATGATAAGGGTTTAAAATGTAATAATATTAAAGGTATTGATAATGGACTTTTATTATGTGAATCTAATCCAGATTTACTTAAAAAATTAATATTATGTCAATATATTGAAAAAACAAATCCAAATTTATCATTTATCAAAATGACATAAAATAATCAAAAATATTTAAATTTAAATTATTATTTATGTAAAAAATGTAGTTGTTTTTTTTTTTATAAAATCAAAACTATAATATTTATTTATATCTACATTTTCATCTATTTTATAATTATTATCATCATTATCATTATTATCATTATTATCATTATTATCATTATTATTACCATCATTATTACCATCATTATTACTATCATTATTAATATTAATTTTATTAGAAGAACTTAATTGTGTTAATGGTATATTTAATTCTATATCATTTATAATATTTTGTTTACTAGAATTAATAATATTTGCTTCTAAATTATCTAACTGTGTATCTAAATCATCATTATCTACAGGTTGGTAACTATTATATTTACTATTATATTTATTATAATAATAAACTATAAAAGAAGAAATTGTAAATACATAATAAATTATTGGTATATAATTATTATCCATATTAATATATAATATATAATATATATTATATTTAAATGTATTTAAGATATAAATACATTACTATATGATCTAAATACTGCTCTACATATAGGACATTTTTTATTAGAAATTTGTTTAATACATACAGAACATGTACTCATATGTGAACAAGGATTTAATACAATACAAGAATTATTTTTAAAACAAATTTTACATAAAACTGTTTCTTGCATTTTACGTAATTCTTTTTGTAATTCTGATAATTTTGAATTATATGATATTATTGTATCTTCTTGTTGTTGAACTAATAATGTTGTTTCATCTAATTTATAATTTAATTTATTATTTATATTTTTTAAATCAATATTTTCTTTTTCTTGTAATGTTAGTTTGCTCTTTAACATTCCATCTTCATATTCTACATAAAATGTTTCATTATTAATATTTAATGTTCCATTTCCATTTTTTTTTCCATTTGTAAAACTACCATTATAAATACTATTATTATTATTATTATTTATAAATAATGAACCTATACCATCAAATAAATCATTTTTCCACTCACCATTATATTTATATTGTTTATTTTCAAATGTACCATATCCATTTTTTATACCATTATTCCAAGAACCACTATATGTTTCATTTAATGAATTATAAGAACAAATATTATTTGGTAAACCTTTCAAAAATTCACCTGATAATATAATATTATTATATTTTAATGTACCTTTATATAAATCATTATCAATTATACAACCTTCAAATAATATATCAGTTGAATGATTATAAACAAAATTTAATTTACAATTATCAAAATTATTATTTTCTATATCACCTTTTATTAAAATATTATCTTTTAATAATATACCATTACCATTTATATTATAATTATTTTTATCTAATAATCCTATAAAAAAAACACCTGAATTATTGTCAAAATTAGTTTCATATAATTTATCCATATATTCTTTAATATTTGTATGAATTATATCAGTTGCTGTATAATTACCAACCTCATATATATTATTTATTTTTAATAATTTATTATCCATAAAATATATAAAGTATATAGAATATTAACTTTATATATAAATATATAAGTAATTAAAAAATAGACATTAATATGTCTGATAATCCAACAAATAATGATAATATTAATTTTGATAATATTGATTTATATGATTTATTTAATATTGAATATAATGATATCATATATGATTTATATGATGAAGTTAATGAATATAGTAATTCTCATCATAATAATTTTTATAATGAAGGTAATATTGGAGAATTTGTTAATCTAATATATAATAATATTGATTATGAAAATAGTTCAGTAATTCTAAAAAATATAATAAAAAATAGAATTAAAGAATATGAGATAGATGTAAATGAATATAATGATGATTTTCAAGAAGATGAAATATATTAATTCCAAGCACTATAATTTTCTTCAGGAACATTAAAATATTCAATATTTTCGTATTTTTTTATATCTCTAATATTTTGTTTTATTTTTTTTTGATTAAAGTAAAATATAGCAGCATCACCTTCTTTTGATAATTTACTATTATCTGGTTTTCTACCATAACAAAATAATCCTTTATTATTATATCTATCTATATCTGCTTTATTAATATATTCTAAGTGATATTGTTTTACTTTTTCATTATTTATTGTTGATTCCATTACATTTGGTTTTACTAAATTACTTATATTAGGTAATGGTTCTTCTTTTACTAATCCAAATCCATCTACACTCATTCCTGTTTTTATAGTTGAGTTTTTTTTTCCATCATTCATATATCTTTCTATATCTTTTACTGTTGCTATTCTATGTTGTGATAAATTAACTTCATCTAAATACTTTCCAACACCGTCCGAATCTTCACCTTTTGTATAACACATATTAGTATCATAATAGTCTGACAATTCTACTTTGTTGTCTTTTGCGATTTTTTCTGCCTCGGTCTTGGTTTTGCTTCCAAAATTTGCTTCCAGTTGATCTTCACAATTTTCTTTAAATATATATTTATTGTTTTCTATTAAACGTTGTTTTTCTGTATGTTCTAAGTCATTAAATATTGTGTTAAAACATTTATCACGTTTTTTATTAGTATTATAACTAATAATATTAAATTTACTGTCTTGTGAAGTGTCGACATAGTCGGAAGTGCCGCAACTTCTATCATAAACTGTATAAATTCTACTACATATTTCTTCTGCTATATCTGATGTAAATCCAGACATTCCTATTTTAAATTGTTTTATAAATTTCTGTAAAAATCTTTTACATTTTTTAGTATTTTCTGTATTACTACTAAACTTAGATAAATATGTGCTGTCAAAATATCTATTATTAACCATTACAGGTAATCCTAACATTTCTTTTGTCAAACTTGTATTATTATCATCTAATATTTTTTTGGTTTTTCTTATAAATAACATATAATTATCACTAAAAGTTAAATACCTATTTAAATTTAAAGGTATTTTTATATATTTTTTCAAAGATGTTAATTTTGTTGATTGATTTAAAGTTTTTTCTTTATTTAATATACTTTTTCCTAATTTTATAAAATTATTACATTCCGCATTTATATCATCATATAATCCTAATATATTAATAAATATATTTTTATAATAATAATAATATTGTTTATATGTTCCTATAGAAGTATTATAAATTGCTAATTTATTAATAGTTACCACATTCGCATTTACAATAGTGCCATAATCTATACATATATTTTCATCTGTATTAATATTAATAGTACTTACTGGTTGATTTCTTTTATAATATGGTATAAATAAATCACCTCCATAATTATATGTATCTACAGCAGCTTTTGAATTTTCTCTAATTCCTATTTTTTTAGGTATATTATAATGCACTTTAGATACTTCGTTAAATATAATATTATCTATTAATCTAGTCATAAATGTATTCTTTTTTGAATCGGTATTAGCATTTACTATATCATTTATTCTAAAATCTATTAAATTTCTTCCATAATAAAAACTATTCATATTCCAAATATCTTTATTTATATTATTTTCTGATTTTATTGATTCTAGTTTATAATATTCAAAACATTCATTTATATTATCAATATATTGACATATGTTTTCATTTATATTATAATTATCAACATCTTTACTTATTATAGATATACGTTTATCAATATTAGTATATTTTTTTATTCCTAATGTGTAGTTATTTTGAATATTTGATATTTTATATTCATTAGTAGTAGCATCATAAACTGCATTTTCAGTGCAAACATTATAATATGTTTCAAATTCTATAATATAATCATTTAAAGTATCACTTATTACAGTATTCTTACATATGTTATATATTTTATACATACTATTTTGTTTTATTAAACAATTTGCTACATCAGGTAATAAATAGTTTATTTTAGAATCATAAGTTATATCATTACCTATATAATTTATATTATGAAAAGTTACATATTTTTCATATATTTTTGCGTTTTGTATAGCTTTAAATAACAAAATTAAAAGTGGGTCTGTAGTAATTTTTGAGCTATCATTTATTTTTATTTTAAATCGTGTTGGTGTGGTACTATTAAATATTATTTCTTTTATTACTAAATTTTCATTTAATAAATTACTATATGTAAAATTATGTGAATAATCAAATATTTTATAATGTTTATTTTTTATTTTATCATCCAGACTATTAAATATGATTTCTTTTTCATTATTTCTACTTTCAGCCCAATCAATATTTGAAGGAAGTTCTAATAACATAAGCTTATTTTTAGAGAAAGTCTCTGATCCAGTTCTATTCGGAGCATCATCTAATGTTGTATGTTCTAATGTTGTATGTAAAGAATACGCATTTATAATAGGAAAAATATTAGTTTCATTATTAATATCATTATTTATAATATTACTACATCCTCTTTCAGTTTCAATTAATCTTATATTTGGTAATGAATATCCATCTTCTGTTGTACCAATATTTATAGATTCTATATTTTTACCTATTTTTATAAAATTTGGATAAATATAATCATCTGAATTTGTTTTAAGACTATCCTCCGATACATATATAAAATTTCTACCAAATAATTCAGGCATAGTAACTGTTTCTATATCTATAACGGGATCCATCTCTGCTGCCCCCCCTCTGTATCCACCATTCTGCCCATCAGCCGCCTCCTTAATCAACGCATCCGCCTCAGCTTTCTTCTTCGCTGCCGCATCCGCCGCCTTCTTGTCCGCCTCAGCTTTCTTCGCTGCCAAGTATCGCGCCACCGCCTCTTTCTCCGCCTTGTCAGCCACAGCAGCGGCGGAAGTTCCGCGCCTTTGTATAGTTACATTTTGATTAATATTAATTAATATTTTGCCTTTTTCTTTTTTAATATATTTTTCTGAATTATCCTTATTATAATTTTTTATTAATGTTTTACGGGTTTTACTAGCTCGGGGCTCAATTTGTACTTGATAATTATCATTACTATGTATTAAAAATAAATCTCCTTTTTCTAAACTTCCATCAATTTTATATGTTGGTCTATAAGTTATATTAGTCCCTGTTTGAATAGTATCAACTCCTGCTGATGTAAATAATACATCACTAGTAGCTTCGTTAACCAAATTTTGTTCTATACCTATATGTTTTATAAAATATTTTATAACTCCTACTGTTTTTTCTATTGATATAACAGGAGTTTTATTTATTATATTCTCTATATTTTTATGAAAATTCAAATCATAATTTCTTGCTCTACTTGAATCAAAATAGTAATATTTATTATTACTTTCTATAAAATATTCAGAATAATAATTTTCTGGTTTTGAAGATGACTCTGTTAAAAACCATAAATTTTTATATATATTTATTAAGAAATGTCTGTATTGTATACGAAGATCATATATATCTTTAAAATGTTTATTTATATTATTACGTGTTATAGGAATATTTCTCAAAATTAATTTTTTTTTATTACCATATCTTAGCAAATTATCAAATTTTACTAGTTTTGTTTTACTAAAATTAAAACTCCATTCTTGTATAGATAATAAATTAGCCCGAAAATAATGGTCTAATATTTTTTTTACTATCATATTCATCTTGATTTTATAATCATACAAAAATTCAGTATTTACAAAATTTTCACTAATAAATATTTTATTATTACTATATGGTGAATTATATTGTTTTAATTTAGTATCTATATCTTTTAATATAAACTTATCTGGTTTCTCTGATAAAAGTAAATCATCTTTAATTTTATTTAATTCATCAATATATGCTTCTTTATCTAATGTTATTTCATTAGTTGTATTAAATGATTTATCACTTATTTTATTATATAAAAAAGGTAATTCTTTATTTTTATCATAAAATAATGTCTTTTCTGTTGTAATTGATAAATTTATAACTGTAAAACAACTAGTAGCCGTATTTAATCCAAGCTTCCCAGATGTTCCATCTTTTTCTATTTTACCATATTGTATAACTAAATATGGCATAGTATCTCTGTTTAATTCGTTATTAGATTTATCAATAGCTGGTAGAATATTTTCTATTGAAATAACAAATCCCCATTCGTTTACCATATTTTTTGATTTGTTTAATTTATTATGTGTATTATATGCTATATCATTTTGATTATTTTTGAGTCTTTTATAAAAATCTTTTCCTGTGGAATTTAAATCTATGTTACCATAAGAGTCCACCGTATATGTTGACTGTTTGACAGCTACTGAATAATTTACTATAAAAAGTTTATCATTCAAAGTTGTGTATGTATTAGCAGAATCATCATCCCCAACTTTAACTTTTGTAGTTATCGCATCAGATAATCCATCATATATTAGATCTTTTTTTTCACCTGCATACTTTCTATAATAGCTTGTTATACTAAATATATGTCCCTTAAATTGTTTTTCTATTATTTTATTATATTCTTTCATTAACCAATTTCTCTGTTGTCTGTTTTTTTGTATATCTTTTGTATTTTCATAAAATAGTGGTTTATTAATATTTATATTTGGTTTATCTATTAAAATAACTGGAATTAATAAATATGGATATGAATCTGCTATATATCGTCTGTTACCTTTTACAAACATCGCATGATCTAATGGATAATATTTATCTGTTTCTATATCAGGAAAATATGGCTCAGGTTCTGCTCCGCTGGTACTGGCACTATTTCCAACTTCCCCAACTGTAATTGTTTCGCTATACCTCTCATATTCTACACGTCTTATTTTTGCTAATAATGCTAGTCTATCATTTTCTATTATATAACCACCAGTTGAATTAATTTTATTATATAAAGCACGTAATTTAGTTATATATTCTTTTAAATCTATAGCAGAAGTATCTGCTACTTCTGTTATACTACTATTATCAGCATAAAATTGTTTTAAAAGCCCATTGGTATTGTCAGGTTTAAATGCTTTATATGATTCTGATGCGGCATCATGTGTTTTTTTTTCATAATCTTTTAAAATGTCTAATATATTTTCTTGCTTTACAGGATTTTTATTTGTATTCATATATGATATATGAGCTACATATTGTACTCTAGCATCTAAATTCGTATCAATTAAGGTGCATCTATCAGTCATATTTAGATTATCTTTTATTATAGTTAAATTATCTTGTGATTTATATTTATTTAAATCGTTTCTTTCATATATTTGTATATATAATTCTCTATCATTTAATTCAGATGTGGTAGGTACAGGTTTTAAGTTAGCATCTACACCTAATGCTGGTATTTTTAATACATTACCACGCATTAATACAAGGGCTTTTGTTTGAAGATAAATATCATTATTATCAATTTGTTTGCCGGCGCCTTTTTCATTACTTTTTTTTGTTACTTTATAATGATTCATATCCACACCATCTTGTTGCGGTATTGTGGGAAAAGTTGATAATCCTAAAAATATATTAGTATAATTATCATTAATATCAAATTCTTTTTTGATTATTAATGGATTACCTAAATTATTTTTATTAAATGATAAAACTTTGTAAAATGATATATATTTAGATATTAATAGTTCGTCTATTTTATTAAATAAATATGTCTTAAAATCTCCTAAATTATATTGAGCTCTAAAATTAAAATTTATATTATCTAAATTAGTAATAAATGGATTAGTATAGTTTATTTTATAAGGTTCATTTTTATATTTTTTGTCTCGATTTTCAGAAGCTTTTGTCAATTTATTAGTTTGGGATGGACTATTGCTTCCTGAATTTTCTTCTTTAGCTTCTTCATTTATTATATTTACTATAAAAAGAAGTACAATACCATATAAATAATATGTAGTTCTATAATTAAAAAATTTAAATCGTTGACAAATACTTATTAATATTAATACTAATATTGTTTGAAGCCAAAAATTAGGATTATATATAAATTTTAAAAGAGATTCTTTTTTGTCTTTTTTGTGAGTGATGCGGGAAGGGTCAGAGAAAGTAGGCTCAATTAATCGCTTCCCCCCAGAAGAATCATAACCACATGCTGTTGTAGTAGTTCTACCTTTAGTTAAAAGGTCATGAGTAGATTTTTTAGATAATGTTTTATTATATCTCATATATTTATCTAATATATAATATTTTTTTTTATTTTTTTTATTATATGATTTAAATAATTATATTTATATAATAAAAATAATTATTTAAAGAAATGTATATATATAATTATATATAATGAGTTCAAGCGTCAAACCTAAAAAAAAAGTTACTAAACCAACTGATAAAAAAAAAACAGTTAAAAAAGCTGTTCCAAAATCCACTGTTAAAGAAGAAACTCCAGTAGTAGAAGAAACTCCAGTAGTAGAAGAAACCCCAGTAGTAGAAGAATCTTCTGTTCTAGATACTAATATGACTGATGAATCTAGTTTAGTAGAAGATTCTAAATCTGAAGACAAAAAAGATCCTATTGTTGATATTTTAACTTCTTTATTACATAAATATGAAGCATTAGAAAAAGAAAGTCGTGTTTGTAAGAATGATCTAAAAAAAGCCTTAAAATTATATCAAAAAAAAAGTTTTAAAAGTAAAAGAAAACATAATCCTAATAGAACACCAAGTGGATTTGCAAAACCATCTATAATAACTGATGAATTATGTAAATTTTTAAATAAACCATTAGGATCTAAAATGGCTAGAACTGATGTAACTAGAGAAGTAAATAATTATATTAAAAAACATAATTTACAAAATCCTGAAAATAAAAAGAAAATTAGTCCTGATAAAACTTTAAGAACTTTACTAAAAGTAAGTGAAGATGATACTTCCCTTACATACTTTAGTATGCAAAAATATTTAAAAGATCATTTCCCTAAAGAAGATACTACTGTAGTTTCTTAAATTAAAATAAAATTTTAAAAAAAAATTTTAAATTATTATTTTTTTTTATTTAAAAATTAATTTCATAATTAAATTCTTTATTATATACATCATTATATAAAACTGATTCTGTTTCATATAAATCAGTATATATATTTTCACTAGTTTTAAATTTTTCTGTTGTTAAATCATAATAATTATGTGGTAATATATTTATATCTTCTTCATTATGTTTTAAATTATTATATGGTAATAATTTATTAAATTTATTTATTTTTTTTACTATTTTTCCATCATCTTTTTCATAATATGTTATTATTTCATTTTTAAAAGAATTTATTTTACTACGAATAAATTTCATTATATATTTTAACTATATAATAATTATGATTATTTTATTAATTTGAATAAACTAAACCACCCATTCCATTTAATACTCTAAATACATTATAATTTAAAGCAAATAAATATAATGTATCATTATTTCTATCTTTTGTTAGTCCATTATAATTAAATCTAGCATTATCTATTTTTGAAAAATTACAAGATCCACTTGGTTGATAATCTTTTGGTTTTAAACAAAATGAATACATACCTACTGGTGAAAACATACTACATTTCTTCGGTTTTATAGTCCATTTACGATTATCTTTATTACTATTTAAAGATAATTTATATGTATGACCCATATTAGTTTCATAAGGTTGAATTAAATGAAAATAATCCGCATTTAATTCCGCAAATCTATCATGTCCGTTTAATTGTAAATTTGCTTTTTCTATATATGATTTACCTGTTGTCGTCCAAAATAATGATTTTATTGGATGATTATAATTTAAATTTATATGATTTACACCTTCATATAATATTTCTTCACCTGTAAATTGAACTTGTTCTATTAAATATTCATGTTTTAATTCACTAAATTTTCTTCTTTCATCTACATCTAAATATATATAATTTACTAATAATAAATTATTTACTATATTTACATCAGCCATATTTTTCAGATTTACAATTATTACTACATCATGATATTGTAATGATATTAAAGGTAATGCTAATCCTATATTTTTATTAAACCAAAATCTCAAAGGTATATAAATATTTTCTACTTTATTTACATCTAAATTTATATTTCCCTCATTTAATGCTACTCTATATTCATGATTTTCTTCAAATAATTCATTATATATATCTAACCATTTGCTATAATGTTTATCTATTGTTTGACCTCCTATTTCTATTTCTATTGTTTCTATTATATCAGTCATATCTCTATCAATAAAATCTTTTGTTTTATTATATTTATATAATTTTATTTGTACGCCTGATACTGAACCATAAGTATCATTTAAAGAACCAGTTATTGTTCCTGTTGATAATATTTCTATATCTTCCCATATATTGTTTTCATATTTTTGTAAACTAAAATTATATGTTGAATTCAATAAAATCACCTCACTTACTAAATATCCTTTCTCTTTATCTAATATTTTACTACTACCTATAAATATATTATAATCAAAATATATTATATCATCTTTTTTAAATTCTACTTGACCTACAAATGCCGAATTAAAATAATACTTTGTATTATCTGTATTTGGGTTTATAGTTAATGTTTGATTTAAAGATGTACTATTTATTTTATATGACATTTGTAAATAAATTTCTTGAACTAAATCACCATTTCTTGCTAAAGTACATTTTATTGTATTACCTGAACCAGTAAAATCCTGAGCTATACATTCTTTTGAAAAATTTGTATATCTTCTATAGACTGTTTTAAAAAATGTTATTTGAGGATTACCTGTTAAAACTACATCTTGAGCTCCTATGGCTACTAATTGAATTAAACCACCACCCATAATATTATATATATATATAAAAAAAAAACTCTTCTAAATATTTATTAATTATATATTAATATATCTTATTTCATAATATTTTTATTTTTTTTATTTATTAATTTGAATAAGTTAAACCGCCCATACCACTCATTATTCTTAATACATTATAATTTAAAGCAAATAAATGTAATGAATCAGACGCTGCTTTTCCATTTATATAATTTAATCGAGCATTATCAATTCTAGAGAAATTGCAAGAACCACTTGGTTGATGTTCACCTGGTTTTAAACAGAATGAATACATACCTACTGAATTTGTTTCATCACACATTTTTAATGAACCCCATTCTCTATTTGTACGATTTATTGAATTTCCGTTACCTAAACCACATTCATATGGTTGGACTAAATGGAAATAGTCAGCATCTTGTTCTAAAAATCTATCATGACCGTTTAATTGAATTTTTACTTTATCTAAGTAATTAGTACCATCTGTAACCCAGAATAAACATTTAACAGGATGATTAAAGTTCATATCAACTCTACCCACAGCATTAGCTCCTGAATTAATAGTTTCAACACCAGTATGTTGAACTTGTTCGATTAAATATTCATGGCTTACTTGGGCGAATCTTCTACGTTCATCAGTATCTAAATAGACATAGTTTACTAATAAATTAGCTTCTTTTAATGTACTATTAGCGGGAACTTTTAAATTTACTACTACTTTTACTTCATGATATTGTAAAGCAATTAATGGTAAAGCTAAACCAGCATTTCTATTGAACCAAAATCTTAAAGGAATATAAACTATTGTATCATTACCTGGTGCTCCTCTAGTTAACATTCTTCTATAATGATGATTTGTTTCAAATAATTCATTATAAATATCAAACCAAGCTGCATAATGTTTATCTATTTTTTGACCTCCTATTTCTACTTCTACTGTTTGAATTAAATTACTTATATCTTTATCTACAGCAACTGATTGTACTGTTAGTGTTGTTCCAGACACTACAGTCATTACAGTTTTCCCATCTGCCGCAACTGTTGCATCTGCTGCATTGAATGTAACAGGCTGTGTGCTAAAAGTTCCAGTACTTGCTATAAACACTTCTTCTTTAAGTTCAATCCCATTAGTTGTTATAGATTTAATAAAATACTGATTAGGAGATGACTTTATTTCAGTTCTTTCATTCACCACAGGCGCAATAACTCCCCCCGTTTCAATATATGTATCAATTATTATAGCTTTATTAAATTCTATCTTATCACCCACATTTAAATCTACATTAGGTAATACTATTTCATTTGCAAGAGTTGTTGTTGCTGTTGGAACATTTACTACAATTCCAGGATCAGTTGCATTTATTTTAGCTTTTACATAAATTTCTTGAACTAAATCACCATTTCTTGCTAAAGTACAAGTTACATCACTTGAAGTACCACCAGTTGAAGGAACTGAACCATTAAATTCTTGAACTATACATTCTTTAGAAAAGTTAGTATGTCTTCTATAGACAACTTTAAAAAAGGTAATTTGAGGATTACCAGTTAAGAAAACATCTTGTGCTCCCATTGCTACTAATTGCATTAAACCACCGCCCATTATATATTATATATAGAAAAAAAAAACTATTTAATTAAAATATATTTAAATATATGTATAAATATATTTTAATTAAATAAATTACTTATTTCTAATACTAGTTATAAAACTTAGTTAGAATAAGTTAAACCACCCATACCACTCATAATTCTTAATACATTGTAATTTAAGGCGAATAAATGTAAGGAACCTCCAGCATTATCTGCTCCAGTATAATTTAATCTAGCATTATCAATTCTAGAGAAATTGCATGAACCACTTGGTTGATGTTCACCAGGTTTTAAGCAGAATGAATACATACCAACTGGGTTAGCTTTACTACATTTAGTAACAGGACCCCATTGTCTATTTAATGATGCCCCTTTTACCCCACCTGTGCCCTGAAGTGCTGGGTTTTTAACTAAAGATCTAGTATGTCCTAATCCACATTCATAAGGTTGAACTAAATGGAAATAGTCAGCTTTTTGTTCGGTGAATCTATCGTGACCGTTTAATTGAATTTTAACATCTGTTAAGTGATCAGCACCATCAGTAGTCCAGAATAAAGCTTTAACAGGGTGGTTAAAGTTCATATCAACTTTTCCACCAGGTCCACCTTTTAATGTTTCTACACCTGTATGTTGAACTTGTTCTATTAAATATTCGTGACTGACTTGAGCGAATCTTCTACGTTCATCAGTATCTAAATAGACATAGTTGACTAATAAAGACATTTCAGAAGCGGATACAGAAGCATCATTACCTATTTTTAAATCAGCCGCTTTGTTTAATTCAACTAATACTTTAACTTCGTGGTATTGTAATGCAATTAAAGGTAAAGCTAAACCAGCATTTCTATTGAACCAGAAACGTAAAGGCATATAAACAGTTTTGGGGTCAGGGTTGGAGGCAGCAGTGTTTAATGCATTACCAGATAAGTTAGTCATTAACTCTAAATAATCAATATTATGTTCGAATAATTCATTATAAATATCTAACCAAGCAGCATAGTGTTTATCTATTTTTTGTCCTCCAATTTCAACTTCTACGGATTTAATCATAGAATGAAGATCAGCAGCTTTGTTAGTAAGAGATCTATTAGCTCCATTTGCTCCTTTGGTCTCGGATACTTTAGCTTTTAAGTAGATTTCTTGAACTAAATCACCATTTCTCGCTAAAGTACAAGTTACAGTGTTACCTAAAGAGGCATTACCATTGAATTCTTGTTTAATACATTCTTTAGAAAAGTTAGTGTGTCTTCTGTAGACAACTTTGAAAAAGGTAATTTGAGGATTACCAGTTAAAAAAACA